CTGGAGTCCCCACCCTCGTGCAGTTTTCCGTTACTGGCTGTATCATGTTATCTGATCATAGCGCAACCGGACCTCAGCGGGGCTCAACCCGAACCGCTGTTGTAGCTAAGGGTAGGGAAGTAACTTCGAGCACGTCTTCTTCCCGCGTGCCACCCCGGCAGCATGCCCGTTCTGCTGGTGTACCCAAGGGCAAGGGAGGTCACCTCAAACGCGCGCTTACTCCCAGCGTGCCCCCTAGTGCGATGGTCTCGCCCCTCGCACTTCTCCCTCCCCCGCCCCTTCCGGGTGAGGGTTCAGGTCAGGGTGGACCTGCGGCGGCTTCCCGTGTGGGTCGTCCGCCTCCGTCACCGGCGCACCTCCCCCCGCCCGTGGCTCCTACCACTACTACTACCACCTCCGGGTCTCATTCTGTGGCCCGTGAGTTGGCGCTTACCCGTGTCGAAGTTACGGGTGTTGCCGCCGCGCCTCCACCTCTCACGACCTCACTTCTCTCACCCCTAGGGACCCGCGAACCATGCGGTGTTCCTCCTGTGCATATGGTTGACCGTACCGGTCCCAGTGCACCTCCTCCACTCCTCTCTACCCGCCCGGGTACGCTCGGCTTGAAGCGGCATGTCCGCTCCGCCGCTGCCCGTGCGGAATTTGAGGACCGTCTCTACCGCTCGCATCTCCGTCCGAGTGAGCTTGCTGCCGTTTATGATATCGGTGCCGGTATGTGTGGTACCGCGCGCCATCTCACGCGGCCGAAGCACCTCCGACCTTTCGTGTCGGTGCCTGTCATTCTCCCTTCGGATCGTGATAAGGACACCACTCGTAACCAACGGATGCTCGAGCGTTACGGTCCTCACTCCCGACAACCTTTACGTGACTGCACGCACGCTCTCGCGCGCGATTTCACGTTCACGGCCGTCCATTCCGTCTACTACCTGGACCACAGCGATTTTGATCGATTCCGTCCAGGTACTGTCCTCTACTCGGTGCATCACCCCTTTCGTGGTGAGCGCGGTGACGTCTACGATGAGTTCCGTTGGGATAACTCGTCAGGCACCATCACCATGGCTCCCAAGGAGGGTTTTGAAGGCACCACATATTGCCACCCCTGTCCAGATTGGCTTTATGAGGAACACACGACGGCTCACGGCTGGGTCATTTTCAACACGGAAGTTGAGTCGGATGGCGTCACGACTACCACTCGGTCGGTCTTTGAACGTAGGGTTCAGACCGCGTCTTGGTGGTCGCGCCTCGTTTCCCGATTCCGCTCAGCTGTGGCACGTAATCCACGGCCCGTGATTGATTCTGTCGATCGCACAACCATTGCCGCTTCATTGTCGGCTCTTACGATCGTCACTGACCAATCAAAGGTGTCGGAAGTCCTGACCTCCGCGAGGACCACGTTCTTGCGCACCCACTCCCGCGAAGTGCCGGGCGATCCGCTCCAGCGATTCGACCGAGCCGTACCCGTTATCCTTGATGAGCTTATCAGCTCGTCGGATCGGTTTGTGGCTCCAGCGATTCGCGCGGCGGCGGCAGCCCGGCGGCGTTCAGCCCTTTTACGCGACTCTTGGTCTCGCATGCGGTGGTTTCTCGCCGCGTGCGCCATTCTGTTGATGTATAAGCGGTCGTGGCGCAGCGGTCTGTGGTGTGCCATCACGTGGTTCATCTCGGGGTCACGGGTTAAGCTCCCATCCCGTGCCGATGGTTCCGGCACTGGATGGTGGGTTTAGCCCGATTGGTGAGGTGCAGGACGGCTTGCTCGTCTCGTTGCCGGAGGTCATTGAGGGGTTCTACCCCTTGGCGGCCGACACCACGACCACCACTTGTCTCGGGATTCCCCAAACTCACACGTTTGACCCGAAGCATGCGATCTGTGAGCGCCCTCCTCAAGGCTGCCCGCGCGTGCAACAAGTTGGTGCTACAGCCCTTGGCCCGGTTTTCTCCATGGCTTGGGTCTGTCGTTCGTGCCCGTGTAACGCACTCAATGCTCTTTTGCTTAGACATGGTGTTCGCCAGCCCGATTTTACGGCTTCGTTCTCGGATTATGGGTATTTACACCCCGAGTTTGCTGCGGCTTACGCTGCGGCCGATGCCCTTTATTACGATGGCTGGTTGAGCAAATGGTCTGAGTCGAAACGAGTTGCGATCGAGTACTCCGTCCTGCATGATCCCGTTCGTCCGAATAGGGTCAAGGCTTTTGTCAAGAGGGAGGTTTACCACAAGCCTGCTAGGAAGGCGCGTCTGATTCAAGGCTATTCTACTTTAGCCACTCAAGAGCGGTGTGCTCGTGAGTTTACCTGTTTCCAGAAGGCGCTTTCGATGGTTTTTGGGGTCCAAGGAGGAGGCCGTGAGGTCTTCTCCGGGATATACCTCTCTTTCGCTTCGGGTGCCAACGGCGTCGACCTTTCGGTCTGGATGTCGTTGGCCTTAGACCGTTGCCAAGGCCGCCCCATGTTCTACGAACGGGACGGGAAGAATTGGGACGCTACGATGCAACGTCCCCATCATGAGCTCAAACTCGCGTTCATGCGAGTCGTCTCCCCCCGGTTAGCTGCGTTTGTTGATGCATCCTACAGCGTTAAGGGGGTGGTGCGGGCTCAGGTGGGGCGGATCGTCTACCGTCTCGAAGGGACTGTGAAGTCGGGTCATAACGATACGACAAGCGGCAACTCGTTGGTCAATGGACTGATTGCCGCTGAGTCGATGCGGTCCTGCGGTTTGCGTGGATCCATTATCGTTGCTGGCGATGATCTTCTAACGGTCGTTGATGGCGACTTTGATTGTGAGCGGCTCATTGCGGCGGAATCCGGCTATGGAATCATACCCGAGGCGCGTAAGTTCTCCGACGTCTCTGACGTCCACTTTATCAGTGGATGTTGGTTGGCAGTCGCTAGGAACCCTACGCGCTATATATTCGCCCCACTGCTAGGCCGCCTGCTCTGTCGTCTTTGGTGGACTACGAATCCTCCGGGGCGTAAGCGCCTTGCTGACTACCTCTACTCCGTCTCATCGGGATTGCTGGCAACTTGCCGAGATTTACCGATGTACCGTGAGTTTGTTACGATGCATGGTGTCCTCCGGGGTAGTCTCATCACTACCGACCGTCTCCGATATTCACCGTATGTTTGTGTACAAGCGCAGACTCAGCCAGATGTTGTGCTAGAGACGCTTTGTGCCAAGTACCGGCTGTCGTTGTTGGAGATCACGTCATTCGTGGGTTTTCTGAACTCCCATTCAGGTGTCGGGTTTTGTCGGCATCCCGTTGCTGATGCTATCATTTTCCGTGATACCTGTGATATTGGTGTTCGTCCGACCCACGATGGCCCCCTCACTGTGTTGGCCTAGCTTGTCTCGCCACTGCAGAGCTTCGGCTTCCTTCCCTTTCTTCCCACCTCACCATGTCTGAATCACACCAGGTCTATGCTGACCGCGTGCGTGCGGAGATCACTCGATCGGGTGTCTCGGGCGAGGCGGCGGAGTGGCTCCTTCGGGCCCTCCATCCGCCCGCCGAGACTGCACCCACCGCGATCCCTGACAACACTCACGTCCCCTCTGTCCGGATGAGTTTTCGGCCCCAGGCGGTGATCGCTGCGCCTCCCTTGCTCCCAGCTGGGGGAACTTGGGATTGCTGCATCATTACGCCACCAGGTGACACCACCAGTGCTTTCTGGTGTGCGGCACCTGCGGGGGCGGACTTCTCCAGTACTGGACCGATCGCGGATGAGGCGCTTGGGGTTTTGAGTAATCAGAGCTCCTTCCTGCGCACCTACTACACCGCGGACAACTTCGGTCTCGGGCCTGTTGGCGGCCTCACGGGCAGTTGGAGTGACGGTGATGCTACGTCTTTCCGCACGACTTACCGCGGTCTCACCATCCACCTCACGGCTTCCTCCCTCTATGATGGAGGGAGCGTCACCTCCGGCCAGTACGACCGCTCGTACTCCGATACTGTCTGGTCGAGCGATGGCGCATCGCTTGACGGACGGCGCAATGTCTTCCTGCCCCTTACGGAGGAGTTGATGTCCCTCCAGACTCCGGGCGTTTACATTGCGAGGGCCAAGGACGGGGTTTATATCCCGCAGCGTTTTGCTGGCCCTTCTCAGGAGTTCGAGCGCGCACCCCGCTGGTCGGGTTCGATGGGCTATGTGTTCTCAGCGGGTCCTCCGGTCACTCGCGTCCCACGTTGGGGGACGTATGACGTCTTGGACCCGGTGACGGGCGCAATCACCGCCTACTCGCCTGTTCAGTTCGCGGTTAGACCAGCTCCGGTCTGTTCACCTGATCCGGTTTCTCCGGACAACGGTGGGCTACCAGCTGGTTGGGTCACGCGTTTGTTCAATCCGGCGTTTGCTGGTGCTGGCTCCACCGTTCGTGATGTGGGTTACGATCGCATGGCCACTGGTGTGGTCATCTTCCGGGGTCTCGACCAACGGGCTACGTTGCAGATCAAGTCGATGGTAGGTTTGGAATTCCTTCCTTCCTGCCATTCGCCTCTCCGTACCCTGGTCGAACCCCCCTGCCGGCCATCCCCGCAGGCTATGGATCACTACTACCGCGTCGTTCAGTTGTTTGATTGCGCTTACCCAGCGCGTTTCAATCTGTTCGGTGCGGCGCTCCCCATGATCCTGTCTGCGTTCCGTGCCATCGCCCCCGTCGTCCTCCCCGCTGTTGGCGC